AGTTGTTTTTGCATGCAAGGCATCCATCGGTCTGGCACCGCCAGCTCATTGGTCAATTTGCCCACGTCTTGGGGCTGCAATTCCAAGAGCACTTGGAACGCTTGAAAGGCATCTTGTGGCACAGGCCACAAGTTCATGATTGGGGTGACTTGGCGATCAAACCAGAATTGCAACGAGCGGTTGCTCTCGAAATCTTTGTTTGGCAAGTTAAAATAGCTGTCGCGGTTGAGTCGCGCCAAGGGGATGTCTTGTTGTACCGAGCCCAGTGACAAAGCATTGACCACCACATTTGATGCCGAAGCGTTGCGAAAGCGCCAATACGACGCCGTGGGCGATCCGTCGATCTGCAAGTAGCCCCAGTTGTTGACCACACCATTGCTGACTTGGCCAAGATTGGTCCAAGTTATGTTGTCGTAACTGTAATCTACTTCCAGTGTGATTTTCTCTGTGGAGTAAAAGCCCGCGCTCAAGAAAGCGTAAGCAGTCTCATAGTATGCCATCGCGTTGCCACCCGCTGGAATGGTATAGGGCACCGCGATGCTGGTGGTGTTGAACGCCCCAAAGAGAGTATCCAGCGTGGTGCTTGGGCGAGTCACAAGACGGTAGTTTGCCACGCGCACATCCACGGTGCCGCGCGGCATGGTGTATTGGCGAGTTTGTCCTTCGCCGCCAAACATCACGTAGTCCAACAACCAGAGGTTGACACCACGGTTGGACAGGTTGATCAAGATGTACCACAACGCACGACGGGCAGCATTCACATACTCCGGTGTCATTTCCTCAGCCAGCTTGCCCGATTCCAAGTAGGCATGGGCAATCATCTCATCAACCGTGATGGTTGTTTGAGCTGTCGTGTTTGAGGTGTTGTTGTAGTTGCTTGCCATTATTTTTTCTTGCGTTCAGGCAGTTTGCTTTTGGCCTTGCCAGATGCTACGAACTCTTTGCCAACCTTTTGGGGGATGCCCACCTTCTTGGCGAATTCGGGGTTGTTTTTGACGCCCTGCATCAGGCGCTCTTGTGCTTTCGATTTCAAAGGCATACTAGCACTTCCCGCCTTTTTTGAACTTGTCGGGGCCTTGCGCTGAAGGCTTGCCGGAGGCTTTCTTGGTTGGCTCAGTTGCCTTGATCAGGCCACCTTCTTTGTACTTGCCAGTCATGCCGCCGCCGCAGAACTCGCGCACGGTGCCTTTTTCTTTCTTCACGCGGCCACCCTTTTTGAGCTTGCTCAAGTCGGTTTTCTCGCCTTCGTGCTCTTGTTCGTCGTGCATTTTGAATGCTTTTTTGACGAGTTTTTTGTCTTGTGTCATGTCATCGCCGACTTCAAGGTCTTTCTTGCTGTGGTCGATGCGGGGGGTGTAATTAAGTTTTGCCATGTAACTCTCCTATAGATAATTACCCATCAGAGGGGTGTTTTTCGCCCAATCAGGCCATGATCAGGGCTTCGGCCCGGACTTCGCTGACTCGCCGTGTCCAGCCTTTGCCAAAGGTTTCAAACGTGGGCAAAGTCTCCAAAAAGCCTTGCCGCAGGTCGCAGTAGAGGTTGATCAATGGCCGCACCTGTTTGCCTTCAAGCGAAATCAAATCGTCAGGGTTGATCGTGCCATCTTGAGGTTGCTCCATGATATGGAGCAAAAAGCGCGTGGCGCGCTCCACGCCGCTGTTGACCGCGCAGTCAAATACACAGTGATCCAACCCCGCAGGCAGGTCGTCACCTTTGATTGCTGACCAATATTCTTTGTGGTAAAGAGGTGCCACTTGCTGGGTAGTCAGTTCGCGCATGTCTTGCTCGGTGACAGGGTGGCCAGCCCATGCTTCCCAGACGCGCTTGGTCACACCATGGTTGGTGATGCCGCCGGGGTCTTTGGAATTATTTGAGAAGCCGCCTTCTCGCGTGTCTTGCAGCAATTTTTTCAAACATAGATCAAAATTCTGTTTCATTTTGTCCTCAGCGTATTGTATGCGTCGATGCACATGTTCAATTCCCGGATTGCTGTGTCGCCGTCTTGGGCGATGGTGACAAGAGCGTCTGCAACCGTTGGGTCAAGTTGGGCTCTTTCTTCTGTAGGCTCAGAGGTGGCACTTGTTGTGGCGGTGACGATAGGGACGTACAAGCGCTGAGTACCAGCGCGCAAAGCAGCGCGCAGCTGATCATCTTTAAGTTTTGCATCTTCATTGGCTTTCTCCAAAGCTGTTTGTAGGGAACCGATTTGCTCGACGTGGGCAACGTACTGCGTGTGCGCCGCTTTATCTGCCTTGGCCATTTTGGCTTCCCACTCCAGCTCGGAGTAGTGCATGCCACCAAAGAAAGAGGCAACAAGGGCTGCAATCACGGCAAAGATTTTGATTTCACTTAGCATGTGGTTCGGTGTTTTCTTTGAGTTTGATCATGGCGCCGATACCGGCTGCCAAGGAGCCAACACCAACACCAAACGACTGCATGTCGAATGGCACATGATGCACAATCACAGACCACCCTTGCAAAAACACTCCGGCGGCGCCGGACATAGCTGCGAACCAACGCCCAATGTCTTGGGTTTCGTTGTCCGCGCCAGTGAATAAGTCGTTTAGAATCTTAATCATTTTTGTGTTTTTGAAAATCGTCTTTGGAAACTTTGTCGTCCAGCTTATCAAAGATTTTACTCAGCATCTCTTTGATTTCTTTCATACTGTCTTTAAAGTCATCTTTGCGCACGAAATTGTCATGAAGGTTGTGTGTAATGTCTTTCATGTCCGTCTTAAGGTCGCGCACTGCGTCCCACATCGCTTTGATGATTGCACCAAACAACACACAGATGACACCAAACAAAGCGTCAAAAATTTGCTGTGAATCCATTAGAAAGTTCCCCCTGAAATGCCCGATGTGAATGTGCCCGTCGATCCTGTCAACGTGCCGCCGCCTAAGTTTAACCCTGCTGTGCCCCATGTGATCGCTCCTGTAGGCCCTGATCCGGGAACATACGCATACCCTGCCCAACCGCCTGTCGCTGCGCTGTTTGATGTCGAGTAAATATACCCTGCCATGCCGGGGGTGACGGATGCTAAAGTGTTGCCGGCGCTGTCAGTCACGGTGACGTTTTGTGTCGAATCGTTATCGATCACATACGCGGTGCCTGTCCCAACTGTATTTTCCGCTGGCAGTTTGATAGTTTGGGTTTGAGTGCCTTGGATATTTTGATAATACGCCGAAGCAGAAGTTAGTGTAGTCACTGTGCCAGCGGATGTAATCGCTGAATACCCGGGAGCTTCGTTATTCCAAACAATATTTGCGTTTGTGTCGCGCAACACAACAGAGTTGGCCCCACTGGATGATGTAACACCTGTGCCGCCATAAGCAACACCAATTGTGCTGCCGTTCCATGTACCGACGGAAATGGCTCCCGTGTTGTTTAACTGGAAAACCAATGAGCCGCCGTTATAGGTGTACACATCCAACAACTCAGTGAACTGCCCACTCAAACCTTGAATTTTCAAAGGCACTGTAGTGGTCGAGTAAGCGGTGATGATTGGTGAATTGATCTGAGGTGCTTGACTCAATACAAGGTTGGCGCCCGCGCCGCTGCCTGTTGCTGAGGTGACACCTGAACCACCATTGGCGACAGACAATGTTCCTGCTAATACAATGGTCCCGCTTGATGCTGTGTTTGGTGTTAGCCCCGTGGTGCCGCCACTGAATGATAAAACGCCTGTGTTTGCAATCGTGATTGCTGACGAACCGTTGTAGCTTGTTCCAGACAAGCCTGTGCCAATGGTTAGCGTATTTAAGTTTGAGCCCAGCGACACGCCAGAAATGGTCGAGTTTGTCAGGCCCGAGTTCGGGATTGTTAACGCCGCCGTGACGTTGCCCGAACCATTGGCGTACATGAAGCCTGTCAGTCCAGTCACCGCCAAGTTGGTGGTCGTCAGGTTGGTGAACGATTCACTTGACGATCCGGGAACTTTTTGCCAGACGTTGTTCTCGAAGATGGCCCAGTCGCCCACGTTCCATCCCGACACACCGTTGAGTGTCGTGTTGCCAGCCACGTTGACAACGTAATAGTTGCCTGCTGTGCCGACGCTTGATGTCAAAGTTGGGGTGTTGGTGCTCGCATTCCAAACGCCTTGGTAGGATGGAGCATTGGTCGGCTGTGTGCTGACACTGGTGATTTGGCCTTGCGCATTGACCGTGATCACTGGCACCACGGATGCAGAACCGTATGTGCCAGCGGACACGCCGCTGTTCGCAATTGCAACCGTGGTTGGCGCGCTGCCATTGAAGCTGGTGCCCGACAGGCCAGTTCCAATTGTCAGCGCATTGGTTGTGTTGGCTGTGACAGTCGTTGAGCCGCCAAGGCTCACTGAGCTGCTGTTGATTGTGATCGAGCTATTTGCCAGTTGCGTGTTGGCAATGGTCCCCGACAATTTTGTAGTGGCCAACGATGTGATCCAAGCAGGATTGGCATACGAGCCTGTTGTATAGACTCCGTTGGTTACAGAGCCTGCATTGCCTGAGATTGCAATTGCCCATGTGCCTGTGGCATTGGTGCCTGACACCGATGGTGCGCCCACGTCGGCGTAACTTAACGTGGCCGCGCCAGTGTAGCCATTCACTGAATTTACAATGTTGGCCCACTGCGTGTTATAGTTGGTCGCATCGATCTTGACTAGCGCCTGCGCTGTCGTGCCTCCAGTGGGCACACCCGCGCCTGTCGCGCCAGTGGGGCCTTGGATGCCTTGAATCCCTTGGGGGATTGTGAAATTGAAAACGCCGGCTGACGATGTACCACTGTTGGTCACAGTGGCAGAAGAGCCCGCTGCACCGGTTGTTGTG